CCTGATGGCACTGGCCCTGCGGTTTTTAAAATATCAACATTGTCATTTGTATGCCGATTGGTTGCATTTTCAGTTACTGCAACAACACCATTTTGTAAATATGTAAGAAGCCCTGAAGAACTATTATTGATGACTACTCCTGTACCAACAGGGGTTGTATAAACTGTTCCTGTGCCTGTTCCCGCCCCAGATGCAGTAAATATAGTTCCTACAGTGTTAGATGCTGCGCCATAAAGTGTAAAATCTGTAGTGCCTAAAGTTAAAATTTGATAACTTGTACCATTCACTAAAGCAGTTGCATTAACGACAGATAATGACGCTGTAAATTCTAATCCTACAGTGTTAGATGCTGCGCCATAAAGGGTAAAATCTGAAGACCCTATAATTAAGATTATATATTTTTGTCCATTTACTAAAGCAGTTGCTGGAACATTAACATCAATAGTTGCTGGAACAACTGTGCCTGTTCCAAAGGTTGCTTTAGTAGCAGTAAAAACAGCGCCTAATACATTAGAAGCTGCCCCTGCAAGTGTAAAATCTGAAGTTCCTAAAGTTAAAACTGTATATCTTGACCCTATTACTAAAGCATTGGCAGCAATAGGGGTTTGTAAAGAAGGTAATACAACATTAAAAGTCCAACTGCCTTGCGTAGCTGTAGCAATTGTATAGGCTCCTGAAAGCACATCCCCCCCATCAGTAGTGATGGTGGCTGTATCGCCAGCAATACCAGCATTAATGTAACCAGTTACAGTTATTGCTAACCCTGTTCGAGTATAAACATTTGAAACTGAATTAGCTGGATATGTATAGCTTAATTGTAGCGTTTTAGGCTCGTAAATGTATCCGTTTTCACCATCAACAATTATAACTTGTTGAGCATTATCCGAAATGGATACTGTGCCTTCAGCAGTTGAAAGCGTTCCTCTTTCAGTAACTACACCGTCTTTATCGATCTCTAATAGTTTATTAGCATTTACCGAGTAGAGTAAATTTAAAGATTGTAGCCACCATAATCCTCGCGAAGGGTTCTTACCTGCATTAGCAAATAAAGTTAATCCCGGTGTTGGATATGCAGCTAAATTTGTTTTATCTTTTTCAGGTTTAACTTCAAGAAAAAGATTCTGCCTTTTTTGTGCAGAAACAGCTTTAGACCGTCCAGCTATGCCAGCCCCTAATATAGGAAGAACAATGGCTTCTGGCATTATCGTCCGTATCCATCGCTATAAATATTATATCTCATTTGGCTGGTACTCATAAGCGCTACATCCGTACTAAGGGTAGGAGTTCGTTGATTAATTCTCTTAATGCGTTTAATAGCATTTTGAGCTAATGCAACAGAAGTTTGTCTAATATCAAATTGGTATTCTTCAGCTATACGAATAGCTAAATTAAACACTATGGCTTCCCAATAGCCTGGAGGAAGGCTAATGTACGCAGTAGGGTCATTAACAACTGTAAAAGGCTTCCAAGATGTCAGAGTAATAGTTTCATTACTTGATGAACATATTGGATAGATATAAGCGTTTCCAATAGGAAAACCCCTATCGTAAAATAAATAACCGGGAAAATTAGTTTGTAAACTTTTAAGTCTTACGGAATTATAATCATCCCATTCCATAATCTGCATGGGGTAATCAACAGGGATACTTCCGGTATAAATAGTGAAGTAAGCGTCTATAATTCGGCTTGGCCTGATAGTATTCCACATAGCCCCAAGCCCTATAGTATAAGGGTTAGTGCCAGAGGATAAAGGGAATGTTTCTCTAGTGATCTGATAAAGCATTAATTCATCAGCAGACCATGAATCTAACATGCGATTAAGCGATTCTATTCCATCTTTAAGCTCATTTGCAGTTAAATCAGTATCTACTGAAGATACTTGGATTAACCGCATTGCAGCGCGGACTAAATCATTTGCGGTATAGAGCTGACCAACATTACTGACCATTGAAACAGCAATAGGGTATGGTGAAATATGCGCCCATTCTTCTGGAGCATTACTCCAAAATACTGAACGATTTCCCCAGATAGGCCCTGGCAACGTCCAAATATTGTTAATGAAAACCGTTGATATGAGATTTCCACCTATCAACTGAATATCATAATCCTGAACGCCATCAGCTACCCAGAACGAAATATTATATCCGCTAGTAATTACTATAGGGTTAGCTAGAGGTGTAGTCATAGCTTGATCTTGAAAAATAGCTACGGCAGATGAAGAATTTGCGTACTTAACTTCCGCAGAAATTATCCCTAATTGACCTCCAAGTTGAGGAACTAAATCAAGTGTAAAATATCTAGTCATTATGCTATTTCCTTACCTAATCGGCCAGCGCGAGATCACAAATATCGACGTCAGAACTCATCTACTTATCCTTTAGTCTGTGTTGTTGTGCTTGATGTATTTAATGTGCTTATTGGGGAAATAACTGACATATTAATTCCTTACCTAAAGCCTGAAATTTGCACAATCGCTGAGGAAAAAGATGTTATGCCTGACACAATTACAAGTGTCCCATTACTAGCATAGCCGACTATATTTTGACTTGATGAGGTGAGATTAACGCCGTTAATAGCGGTTGTATTAAAACTAGGCAATCCAGTAACCGTTGCATTAGCTCCAGCAACCACAGCAGTGCCTGATATTATAAGTTTAATATTTACTGTGCGCCCAGAAACCGTATAAGTGCCTACAAACGTGGGGGTGCCTCCTGACCAACCCGTACCAATGGTGGCAGTAAAATTAAATATCATATTATCAAAATATGTAATTAAACTTGCATTAGCTGATAATTCTGGAAGTGGTTGTGCATTGTCTTGCATGTAAGCATAAACATAATTATTGTTTACTGTGGCAGCAGGTTGATACCATCCTCTTACACTAGATTGAAGATGCGTAAATACGTTTGCAATAGGAAACCCGGTACTTTCTAAAATATCAAGCTCTACACCATACCCTGTTACACCACTTGACGGGCAATATATAAATGTCATAGCAAAATAATTATTGTCACAGCAACCTAAAATTATGCCTGATTGCGATCCTATAAAATTAATTTGCGTATTTACAAATGTATTATGACAAGCATTTGCTAGTGTCGGGGTTCCTCTTAGCCATAACGCCGCTTTTCCTGTTGATACAGAGCCGGGATTAATTCGTAAATTAGTAAAAGAGTTCCAACTACAAGTTGTAAGCCCACTTGTCCCTGCTTGTAAAACAACGCCGACATAAGTAAATTTTAATACTGTTAAATTAGAAAATTCACCCCCGGCAATACCTTCTAAAGAGCAACCATATCCAGCTAAATTATTACAATCAATAGCTATATCTCTAATGCCTGAACTCCCACCGTTTATATCTAAAAATGTAATTACTTTCAAAGATGTTGATGCGCTTCCAGTATATTTTATAGTAGTGCCAATAGTTGCTGTTGGGTAAGCACCCCAACTTATATAACCAGCACCATCCCCTTGTAAACGTATAGGAGCATTAATAACTAAAGCACTCGATACTATGTATGTACCTTTAGGGAAATTTAAAACTCCACCGCCAGATGCTGTCAAAGCGGTAAGTGCCGCTTGAATAGCCACAGTGTCATCCGTAACACCATCACCAATAGCCCCAAAGTCTTTAACGCTTATAAAATCGCCAAAACCGTCGCTGATTAATCTCGGTAATGCGCCAGTTATGGTAGTGCCATTTTCAGATGCTTGAAAAGTGCTTGATGTAGTAACAGATGCACCAGCAGAGCTAAGGCTTAAGCCAGTAACATTTCCATTACCATCTTGAACTTGTTGCAAAGTTGAAGTTATGCCGCCAGGAACCTGCAATAAGCCTGGAAAGGATAAATTTTGTTGCTGATTCGCTAGGCTAGACATTTACTATTCCTCAAATTTGGTCGATCTAACACGTTTTACAGGGGCTTCTTTACCCTTACTGTCCCATTCTTGGGAAGTTAGCCATCCATCCTTGGATAAAGCTTTATATTCTTGCTCATCGATGGCAATTGTTGAATTGTCATATGAGTCTTTGTGCATCGAGCACGGATATTCGATTGCCATAATTCACCTAAAAAAGGAAAAAGGTGGAGGAAACCTCCACCTTCAACTTACTATGGGTTATTAGCCGCAATTGCACCGTAGTTACTTGGTGATGCTGTCATAAAGTCAGTAGCAACAGGGTAAGAACGAACAATTTGAACTAAATATGTATCAGCTGCTGGAGTTTTACTCGCAGCAGTTGGATTTACATAAGTGATACTGATAGTATTAGCAGCTTTTACTCTTGCGCCAGCTATAGCAACACCAGCAGTTTGAGCTGCTGTAGTTGATACTGATACAAAATCACCTACTGCAACGCCAGTAAGAGTAAAATCTTGCTCGGCAGTAGTGATAGTTGCAACAGCAGCAGGAGTTACTGCTAAAGATACAATAGATGTAGCGCGGATTGGTGCGACTGCAACTATATTGGGGCCTGGATTACTCATATTAAAATACTCCTATTAACCAGTGATACGGCAAGCCAGCTCAGGATAAACTGTGCTGAAACCATAAAGAACATCAAGACGAGTCGGCAATTGGTCAGAGTTAATATCGTATTGGCGAACCAAACGAATTGACAAACCATCAGCAGAAGCACGTCCAGCCATATCAACACCTTGAGGCAATAATAGGTCAGCAGTACCAAGAGCAAACGCATCGCGATGGAAAGCGATAGCATTGGCGTAGCTTGCACCAGCAGAACCAGAAATTACAGTAGCGTTGCCAGAAGCAATAGTACCAGTGGTGCTAGTTACGTTTTGGAATTGACCACTAAATACAGGTGTTGGGAATACTTGAACTGTTTGTGAAGAACCAGTACCAGTAGTCAACGCAGTTACTACGAAGTTACGCAGTGTGCCAGTTGATTGACGGTTTTGTGGGTTCACAGCGTAAACGCCAGGTATTGTGAAAACAGTACCTTGAGTTAATGTTTTACCATTAGTAATAGTAGCAGTTAATCCAAAAGTAGTTGCAGCGTTAGTTTGAACAGAACCGCCAGCTTGTGCAGCTACAGCGATAGTGTCAGTACCAACGATGAAAGAACCAGAAGTAAAGTTACCTACGTTTTGATCCATTGCAAAGTTAAAACCTAAAGTGCTGTCGCCCATTGCGCCTTTCTTGAATATTTCAGAAATAACACCTTGTGGGTTGAACAAGTTAGTCAAACCAGAAACGATACCAACATCGATAGTAGGATCAACAATAATGCTTCTTAATTCATCAACAGGAGCAGCTTCTTGATTTAATCTAGCACGAGCAGCTAAGATTGTGTTCAAAGATTGTGCTTGAGTTGGTGAGTTAGATAACACGCCAGGAGTACCAACCATATTATATACGTTTAGAAATTGTTGCAGACCATCATAATCGATCTTGTTAGCAATTGCCGCAATAGCTGGTTTGATAAATCTGTCAGAGAAGTCAGAAATGTTTAAGCTCAAATCTTGAGTTGTAAACGCCATATCAACACCGAACTGAGTGTTCAGAGTCAATGGAACGTAAGTTTCAACAGAAGATTCAATTTGAAGTGCAGGGCCAGTTCTACCAACATAACGAGGAGGTTTTCTCAAGTTAATAGTAGTACCGATTTTTGCGCCTTCGATGGCGAATTTGTCGTCATATTGACGGCTAATTGCACGAGTAAAAACTAAGCTGTTGGTCAAGACCCGTAGAGCTTCGTTTGTAATCATGCTTATGGTAAGCAATTGATTAGACATATTTGTCTCCAAATGAAAAGAAAAAGGTATTTAGCCTGATTTATTTCCAGATGGGAGCCAATCCCTCGAATTATCTGTACTGAGGTTGCCTAGCTATCTAAACAGGCAAAAGTTTAAATAGATGTGAGGTCATTATATACCATATCATATTTAAAATGTACATAAAAAAATGCCACCAATACCATATTGGTGGCGAGTCGGAGAGTTTTTAGCGTTTTAGACGTGCTACCAGTTTAGCTTTATCTTCTGCATTACGAGCAGCTATATATTCTGAAGTAGACATTTCAGCGTAAGATTTTGTTCCATTTACAGTGCCACCAGTGCCATTAATAGGTTTTATTGGTTTCGGAGCTGAACTTGTTCTAGCATCTTGCCTAACAATCGCTGCTAATCTCATACCTGCTTGTACAGGTGACATATTAGAGATTTCATAGGCTACATCAAGGTTTCTACCTAATTGATAGGCTATATCAGGGCCATTTTCCATCCCTAATATAGCTTCTCTAATAGTCTGGTTCTGAGCCAGTATCGGATCGGAAGTGATTCTTTCAATAACAGAATCGTAATCCGCATATCTAACACGAGCAGCGGCTTCAGCGGTTTCCAATTTGGCTTGTGCAGCTTGTTGGATTTGCAATCTTGCCCGTTGCTCATATTCCTGAGCAACAGCTTGTTTCGCCTCCATAACCGCAGATTCACGAGTATATTGCATCATTGCGTCCATATACCGATGGTCATACTGCCCACCAGCAAATTGTGACGGATCAGGGGGTGCTAATGATGGTGCTTGTTGCTCTTGAGCAGGAGAATACTGTCTAAGTATTTGCTCCTGCTGCTCAAGCATCTTTTCCAAACGCTCTGCTTGCCTTCTTGCTTCGTGCTTATCACGAGTTAATTCATCAATTCGTTTCTTATACCAAGGGTCTTGTTTTTCGGAGGTAGGTTCTTCAGTTGCCTCTACCTCCTCCTGATTACCCTCTGATTCAACTTCTTGTGATTCAACTTCTTGAATCTCTACGGGTGTACTTTCGATTATTTCTTCATTCATTTCGTTTCTCCGGGTTTTGCTTCACTTGTTAATGCTGCAATATCAGGTTCCCTTCGCATAGCACCTGGTCTAATAGGTTGACCAGCAGGTGCTTGACCTTGTGGTGCGCCTTGAGGCATACCTTGAGGCTGTGGAGGTGGTTGAGTTGCCTGCATTTCTAATTGCTCAAATTCTTGATTAGTTTCTACTAGCTCTTGAGTTCCCATACCCATCATCAAAGTTAAATTCTCTCTGACCGCAGCTTGTAATTGCGTGTCTGTCATCATAATTTTACCTTCCACGTCCATGCGTTTAGTTTGAGCTTCAAACCATTCACGTTCCTGCTTTTGAAGTTCAAGCATACGTTGGTCACGAAGTTGAGTAATTTCTTGACTCATATGCTCCATTTGACCTGCCAATTCATCCATCATTTGCCGAGCTTGAAGGACTTGAGGATCGACTTTATCGCCACTCTTAGCCACCGCTTGTATTTGCGGAGGTAGCATGGCTTGAAGTCGTTTGCTGATTTCTTCAGCTCCTGGCCAATCCATATTTTTTAACATCAAATCACCGATGATATTGAATAATGATGGATTTGCTTGAGTTAAAGTCAGCATCATTGTGGCTGCTTCATCGCGTTTAGTTGCATATGAAGGGCCTGCATCGCAAACAACGTCATAACGTCCAATAGTTGGATTGAAAATTGAATCAATCGCAGTATTTTCAGTATTAGCGGACGGTGCTTGAATGTTAGGGTTAAGTTGTACAGTTCTTGGCGTTCCATCTTCACCTAAAATTCGTGCAACTCTTGGTCTATCGTAGACTTTTGGAATCATATCCAACACGACGCGGCCAATTTGACGAACTGATCGCGATAAATTGTCTTGATAGTGGAAAGTATTAATATCAGCCTGTTTTTGCCTTAATAATAAGGCTCTACCAGACGTTTCATTAGACTGAGCGCCTAGCGTTGGTTGGTAAATCCCCATACTTTGCATGATGTCATTCTCAGCTAACTGAATAGCTTGCATGATCGCAGGGCTAGATTGTGGAGGCATTGCTCGTTGAGGTGAGCCAACAGGTGTTCCAGCTATTGATACAGGGTCATATTCGAGGTATGCAACCGATTCTTTGTTTACCCTTCCCCAATTAGGGTCAGTTTCAAATTGCCCTGCTACACCTATAAACGGAGCTTTAGGCGACAATGCAACATTTTCAGCATTAGCAGATAAATAATAATTATACAACCGTTGAGCATCTTTAGCATTGCGAATTAAACCTGATAAATAACGTCTACCTTGAAGCCATAATTCATGTCCAATGACGGGAATAATAGGGATATACTTCGTAGGAAGCTCACCACGCTCTAAAATAGTATCGCCAGTAGCTTTACACCACATACAGCGTTTTTTATCAGCTATACGCACCTGTGATGGGTCTTGTGGATCAGTTATTTCTACTTCTTCATGCTCTATATAATAGTATTCAGCTATACGAACACTGTCTTTAGTGTACCAACCTTGAGCATCACCATTACCTGCATCATCGAAATGCGTTTCGTCAACGTTAGGATATAAACGTTCAAATTCATCTTTGGATATTTCTTCCGCTAAAATACACCATTCAGCATCAGAACCATCTGGTGATTTGCTGTGCGGGTCCATGTAGACCTTAAATGGATCAGGTATCCGGTCAATGTAAATTTCTTGATCGAAGCTGGAATCATCAGCCCAATCATTACGAATACGCACATAACCGATACCCATATCCACCTGCGATTCCACCGCAGTGTCATAAGCCATACCAGCATTGCTATTATCTTGAATGTGACGAATCAACCCCTGCAATACTTCCGCTGTTTCTTGATCGGCTTCATCATTGACCGGACGGATACGAATACTGGGAGTATTCTGACGAATTTCATTGACCACTCGATCACGGTATTGAAGCAATCGGTTAATCACCAACATAGGGCGTTCTTTACCTGGGCGATTACGGTCATACTTTGCAGACTCAGGCCATTGATCGCCTAATCGTGCAAAACGAACATCATCCAACATTTCCTGTCTATTGACAGAAGTAAACTCTACCGCAGAACTGAATCGTTCGCGTATCTCACTTAACGTATCTTCATCCATTTTTTCTTCGTCTGTTTCGGTATCCATACCAACACCAAATGATTCCATTATTGAATCTGTATCTAAATTTGCCATGATTTTTCCTGAGCTATTAAAATGTTAAGCGCCCATCCAAGAAGAAGAAGTGCTTCCCCCAGATGAATTATAAGATCGATTTCCTCCTTCCCTATGCTCTCGCTGTTCCCTATGAGCTACCGGAAACGCAAAAGTAACCGCTAATGCGTCCGCTGCATCAGGTGAGGCTAAACCCCTAGATCGCATTTCTTTCTTACCTTCAAGAAAGATAGTCCCTGAAGAATTAGGCTTCTTCATAGGCCCTATTAAATCAGATTTCAATTGCCTATCCTCCTTAATACTGGCAGTTTTTAACCAATCCCTCATTGCGCCCCACATCTCTGCGCGTTTGTTGCCCCACATAATAGCATTAGTCGCCTTCCAACCAAAATTCACGCCTCTTACCTTATATCGTTGTTCAACTAAACGATCAAGAATACCATAGCCTAAACCACCTTCATCAATCACCGTCAAGGCAGGGCGATACTGTTCAATCGCATCAATCACTCTTCCAACAATCGTCATGGTATCTTCACCGGAGTATCGCTTAATTGCTAATAAGTCACGCCCCTGTCTGACAATAATCACCGTTGAGTCAGCCCCACCTCGTGCAGGATCGACACCAATAACAATAGGCGCAGTTGTATCCTTATATAATGGGCGTTGAAACGCATCTTCAATGAGGTCGGGCGATATGAACTGATCTTCACCTGCGGTGGGAAATTCACCATACACCTCAACCCGTGCTTGGGAAGAATCTTCTCCATACTCAGCAATAATCTGTTCATAAACCTGTTTATCCGTATCCTCAACCGTTCTTGCGTCCACCATACGGCTTTTCCAGAACGCTCGTTTGCCGTGAAAACACTCGAAGAAATACCCTTCATTTCGTCTAGGGTTGCTAAAAGCAAACCAATACCGATCAAGTATATTCTCGGTAAAGAAACCAGCTCCTACCGACCATATCTCATTAGGAATACCTGACGCTTCATCAAAGATTAACATCATTCCATCATGGTTGTGAACCCCTGCATAACTGTCAGGGTTCTCAGCGCTCCATAACTTACCTTCAGCGCCCCAATATCGAGTACCTTTCTTGAGTTGCATTTCCACTAAGTTAGTCAACCATGTAGCTGGAGTTATCTTGGTAGCAGACAGTTCAAACCAATGCGTGTTGATTGACATGGCGTACCATCGTGACAGTTCACCCCAAGTCACTGACTTCAATTGGCTCTCCGAGTTAGCCGATACGATCACCGTTGAGCCTACTCGTGTTGTCAACATCCACAATATTAGCCACGACACCAACGCGGACTTACCAATACCACGCCCTGATGACACCGCTGACCGCAGGGTGTTCATATCTACTTGGCCTTTATTCTCCTTAATATGATCGGCAATATCCCTCAGCACTTCCCGTTGCCATTTTCTTGGCCCGTGAAAGTGTTCTAATGGCGTGTTCTTCTTCCCCCAAGGAAACACGAACAACACAAACGCTTCAGGATCATCCGCTATCTTGGGCGACCATAACTCCACCATCAACGTCTGTTCTTCGTCTGGACGATATATTGGTTGTTGAGCCATTGTGAGTTTGTTCCTCTAGTTGAATCGGTTTGATTCCCTCGATGACTCGACTACGCGCTTCATCTAAGGCAGATTGTATATTAATAGTTTCAATTGACATGGATATTTCTTGCTTGGCAGTCCAACCATGAACGTGTTGCAGGATTGACAGCGCTGCTTTTGAATCACCGTTTCTGGCAGCTTCTCTTAACTGCGTTGCGGCTTCCATTTCTCCATCAGCTGCACCTTTTAACGCAGCCATTTCTGCAACAGGATCGAGTTGGCATAACTGTCGATATTCGGAAGGTAACATTCCTGCGGCTAAGGCAAGCTTGTCGCCTTTCAACCCTAAAGCAGCAGCGTCATATATTTGTTGTAAGCGCCATTCGGTGGCTTGAACTTCTCTTGGCGTAAATGGGATTGATATCATCATCTATCCTCCTTTCAAAATTATATTTAACATCATTTACCTATGGTAGTAAAGTTTTTTACATCTTCACTGGAATTTTTAAAAAAATTTTTAGGGGGGGGGTTCAGTTTTCATTCTAAAAAAAATTTCTCGTGGGGAGGGTCACTTCTCATTTAAAAAAAAATTTACTGTGGGGGGGTCAACTAAAAAAAAAAAATTTCTCGTGGGGGGTGTACATGGACAACGGACGGTTCAAAATCCCCCTATCACCCCCCCATCGACCAGGCACGTTACGTTTTAACATTCCATTCCAAGCTAACCTATTGATTTATATATGGTTTACGGTTTGAGTATTAAATCTATTGGCTATTCAAGTTCGATAGCAGGACTTGAATTGGCTTGTAAGTTATTGTTATTATTAATGTTTTGCATCGGTGCTCTATAAAATGTCATGTTTTGTGTCATATTTTTATTTGTATGCAATGTAAGCTATTTGTTTTGCATAGCATACATT